TAAGTTTCTCAAATTTGGAGAGTTCTCGGAGCACAAGTTTTGTCAAGCACTCGATACCATGTCTAATGGTGACATTACAGCCGTTCTCACGTACCTCGATGACCGAGACATATATCTACAACGAGTTTTCATGGAATCTCAAATTCCTATTCAAGACCTGAGTGATGCAGATTTGGAGTTTGCACTTCTCATCGAAGACAGAGATTTAGTGACGTTTGAGGATTTTCTTAGCTATTAGTATATGCAATACAAGGAATTAAAAGATAAGGCAAAAAAAATGGGTCTTCGTGTGACAAAGAATGTCGGTGGTAAACGCATCAAGCTTTCTGCCAAAGAACTTCGTTCCAAGATTACCATGAACTTTGAGAATAGTGTGAAGAATGCACAGAAAGTTATTCGCATATGTCAAACGATCGTTGCCCCCACTCAATCTCAACAGGCGAGTGGTCGTGCCCCAATTCCCCCACCTCCACCTCCCAAAAAGCCCATACTTAACAATAAACGTGCTAAACTCATAGCCGAGCTGAAAGCCAACTTAAAAAAGAGAGGATTATCTAAATAAATCGGATGTTATCTTATATCCTCAGCTTTTTCCCAAAGACTGGTCCTTACTTTGTGAAAAAGTCTAGACTCAACGAATTGAAGAAATTGTCTGATAATTGGGTTACGAATGATACGAATGTTAGAAAAGCTGTCTCTATTATGAAGGACTTTACACGAGCACTCGATGAAATGAATATCGAAGACAATAAAGAAGTGTGGACACCCATGGGGCGTCGTTCAGCGGATGATATCGTCAAGTCCTATATCGGTGAAGATACGGCGAGTAAACTCATGAACATATCGAAAGAATGTGTCATGTATGAAACTGCTGAGGAACTTCAACTCGACGATGTAAAGAAGATTCTCGTAGAGTGGGACGGTGATAATATCGATGAAGCGTACTCCGTGTTGAAACACTACGCCAAAGCCGTGCGAGAATACGATCGAGATCTAATCTTCTTCTGGACTGTTGAGGAATTCGTAGAGCACTATCTCGGTGAGGAACTTTACGAACGCCTTGGAACTATGATCCGTTTCTTCGAAAAACTAGAGAATCTTAAACGAAACTTAAACCGAACTTTTTAGATATAATTTTCTTTGCACCTTCAAAGGTTGGATGACCCCAGAGGTACCAACGGGACCAAAACCCAGCCCCGTCGATACCACTCTTCTTCCAATCCTCTTTATCACTTGATGTCACATCGAGCATCATTTTATGGATTCGCTCTGGGTCTCTCTCAGCTATTGTGCGCTTTGGTACTCGACCACCGTGTCTGAGTACATACGAACGCATACGTGAAGGATTCTTGTGTTTGGTGTAGTCTGAATATCCACTTGCACCAAAGTCAACAGTCCTGCCGTCTTCTAAAATTGCCCTGAATTTCTTTTTACGATCAGGGCTCTTCACAATCTTGACGCGCATACTTATATTTTACGAGTATTTAATTTTTGCACGCCATGCAACCGTACTTCTCCTTCTTGGGGAAGAGGAAGAAGTGCTCCTCACCACGCTGCACACGGTAGAGATGATCATACATGTGAAGGAGAGTGATGGCGAGGGCAATGGTAACCGTAACGACACCATTCATCTTACGAGCCATGAAGGCGTAGGCGATGAGGATGGCGGTGAGAACAATCTGAACGACGGTCACCTTGGGCATGACGAAACGCTTCTCGATAGTCTTGACCTCTTCGGTGGGCTCGGGGGCGTACTTTTCCATTCGCTTGCCGTAACCTGGCATTTTTATTATCTACCAAGAAAATAATGTGGTCGTTTCTGTTGGTACCGATGGTCTTGGTACTTCACGACTATCTGAAGGCACCCTTGGATCGCCTGTATTTTGCAAACCCGAAACGTCCCCTGATTGGTATGAGGAACACACTGATTGACCTTATCAACTGGTCATCACAGTACCGAGTGAATGACCACCCAGGTCTCTGGCTGATAAAAGCACACTTTGAAAAGATTCGTCGGGAATTCAACGAAGTTTCAAAGACGGCCAAGAAACACCTCTTCCACGAAGCCGATCCATGGTTTGATAAAAATGATGCGTATTATTTTTACAAGGCTGAGGATTTCCCACTCCTTAAGAGTTTAATTGGTCAAATACCATCTATTCACGAAGAGACTGCGTTATTTGCTGTGATGGATGAGCCAATGGTCATTCCACCACATCGTGCCGAAACAAATTTATTGCTCAGATATCATATCACTATAGAAGGTGGGGGAGATTGTACCTTATATACTGAGAGAGGATCACACGAACATCGTGAAGGGGAAGACTTTCTATTTGATCATGCGAGATACCATGAAGTTATGAAAACTGGTGTGGGGCGTAGAGTTGTTTTGATTTTAGATGTTCATAGGTGTTTCTGACACACCGCCTCGTACATATCACTCCCACCGATGAGTTCAAGTTCTGTGTTTTCCACGGTACGCTTGGTGAATGGACCCATGTTCCCGTTACCACAACGCATACACAGAGCCGATAGCTTTGTAACTTCCGTGGCCATTGGAATACAGTCTAAGAGTTCTCCCCATTTTCTTTGAAACGCATCACCATCTAGACCCGCCAAAATGACATCCTTTCCCATGTCTAGACAAGATTCTACAAACTTTTTGAGGTTTGGAAAAAATTGCGCCTCGTCGATGGCGATAATTTCAGCATCTTCGAACGCACTCTTGTCCATGAGATCATAAAGATCGTACACCTTGAAACATTTAAATTTTACATTATCATGTGTTTTCAAAACTTCTTCTGGAGATCGTGTATCTTTTGCGGAATTCACGACGAGAATTTGTTTGTCGATAACTTTCAGACGCTTCAACCTCCGAATAAGTTCAGATGTTTTACCCGAAAACATATTTCCCATGATAATTGAGAGACCCATCCTATCCTGTATTAAAATATCTCTTATTTTTTATATGGGTGATTCACACAGGGCCGTCTTTAATGGTTACAAAGGGTACTACAACCCAAACACAGGTCGTGTGAAATTGGGAAATCGTTTGTTTCCAGACATAAAGACGGCTGTAAAATATCTCGGCAAAAGGTAAGATGCCTCTGAGCGATGCTCAGATTACCAAGAAGGTTGGGGAACTGCGTAAATCTGAAGGTAAGATTTACGCACCCCTCAAATACTTCAGGGGGCTCACCACCCTCAAAGATGTGGAGACTCGCTACAAGAAGATGCTCAAACGAGACTACAAAGACTTCAAGACGGACAAGGGACAGAAAACAAAGACTTCTTCCTACACGCAAAAGTTTAGAAAGATGTACCCAGGGGTCAAATCTCTCCCTGAAATTGCTAAGGCTACTGGCGTGCCTTTGAAGACCCTCAAGACGGTCTACAATAGGGGACTCGCTGCGTGGAGAACTGGGCATCGTCCAGGAGCTTCTCCACAAGCGTGGGGGTATGCGAGAGTACACAGCTTCGTCACGAAGGGGAAGACGTATTATACGGCTGATTCTGATCTTCGAAAATAATATCTATATATTGCAAATGAACAACACCAAGGAAGAATTGGTAAAAAATATAATGAGACGTGGTCTTCTTGACAATAAATACGCGAATAAGGTTTGGTCTCGAGGTGAGATGAATGGAGGCAATTTCAATAATATTCAAAAAGAATCCATCGCTAACATCGCCAGGATATCGAGCGTCAAGGTGACCAAGAAGGATGTAAAGGAAATGTCGGATCCAAAGTTGAGAAGGTTTCTCGAAAAGTTACCTAAAAACGATTTACTTAAAATGAGAAAGGAAATGACTAACGTCGCTGTACCATTTTCCAGTAACGCCTACCAGATTAAGAAGACGCTCAACAACAAGGTAAACCAAATGAACAAAAGGATTAACGAGAAGAAAAAAATCGCAACTGTCGCGGGACTTCGTAAAGCCGCTGGTGGTAAAAGTAATCTCGTGAACGCCTACTACGGATATTTGAAATCTAAGAAGTAAATACTTAAAGTCTCTAGGTGATTTAGGAAGTAAATGGAAAGAATCTCTTGGGGCGACTACTTCATGCAGACTGCCCAACTCGCATAGTATTGTTATGAAAGGGAAGACGTATTACACGGCTGATGCTAATTTGAGGTAGTGATAAATTGAAATCCTTGAAACATATCCTGAATATCAAATGTCTCGTCGGGTGGTCCTTGGTAGTCAAGTTCTTCAAAATATCTATGCATTTCTTCAACTTCATTATTCCATATTTCACATAACTTCATACTATGTTCGTGATCTTCGACATATTCTGGACAATTATTACAATGTGCAAGTTCTTCTTCCGTTTGGTAATCTAGAATATACACGTCATATTCGGAAAATGCACCCCAAAGTCCGTAAAGCATAATTTTTAACATATTCTTATATTTAATATGTGACTTGCTAAACTTCTCCTTGATTACCGTGACGTGAAGATTACCTTTATGGTCTCCTACACTAATAATTGGTCCTGTGTGAGGAATACATTCCGAATAATCGGGGTGTGTTCGAATATACTTTAATAACAGGTCGTAACGATCTATATTACATGTAACCCATTCTAGTATATCAATAAAGTTTGTTCTAATACAAGAAACGGTATTACTTTCTGGTTTCGATAAAAAATCTTTAGTACTGATTTCAAACCATGGTTCCGGTGTTTCGCGAGTAGTTTTATGAGTATCGCAAATTTCAAAGATGTATTTGAGTCTTCCATTGTTTATAACGGCTACATCAACAGTACACTTTTCATTTACACGATACTCGGTGATAATTTCGTCACCTTCTTCATATTCAATTTTTTTTTCACAATCAAGTTTACGTTTAATATGTAAAGGTAAATTGGGATATAAACGTTTAACATTCTCAATTTTTCGTTTTCTCAATGAGTCAGCTACCATGTGTTTAACCATTTTATGAGTTTCACCTTCACCAGGGTGATCATAGAACTTACAATCTCGTTCACCGGGTTTATGTGCAAAATGATGAATTTTGACATCACCTTTCCTTACGATAACGGGTTCTCCACATCCTGGGCACACGTAATCTAAACCCTTTTCTGCATTACAAGGTAGACAATACTCACCGTTAAGTAAAGCTCCAAGAGGAAACTTGGTCATTAAAGTTAATATCACACACACCTTTATATCAATTTAAAACACATGACAATACATCCACCACCTCTACCATCTCGGCGAACCTCACAGTTCGGCTGATGCTGACTTGAGATGATTGAAAATATCAGACACCTTTTCGGCGATGAGATACCCTAAAAGTGGTGGAACTGCGTTTCCAATGGGCTTATAAGCTTTCATGGTTGGTTTCTTATTTGGATCTGTTAAGATACAATCAGGTGGCAATGTCTGAATCAAACTAGCTTCCCGAACGGTCAAACGTCGTTGCGGAAGTTCGTCTTCTCCATTCTTACCACCAGTGATGCGTCTGAACTCTATGTTACCATGATGTTCTGCACGCATAGTTGGCCCGAATTCATCCAAACCAACTTCCTTTTGTCCCTGACCCTTTTGGAGTTTCTTTGCCTTAGAGTACACTTTCTGTGCAGAATCTTCTGTCACATCGGGTTCTTCCAAGTGTTTGAAATACGGTCCAATCTTACATGCACGATGATTTTTAGTTATGATGTTCCAATCATCGGGTAGACTAGCTGACTTTTCGGACTTTACACCCATGATAATAACTCGCCATCTCGTTTGTGGAATACCAAACTCTTCACATTTAATGAGTTGATATTTGACTTGGTATCCCACATCCGAGAAATCAGAAATAATTTGTTCTATTGGCTTACCTTTCATCGTCAGTAACCCGTTTACATTTTCTGCGATGAAAATGGTCGGTTTGACTCTCTTTACCACTTCTACGAAAGATTGATACAGTGTACCCCTAGAAGTCTCTAGTCCCTTACGTTTACCCGAATGACTAAAATCTTGACACGGAAATCCACCTGTAACAACATCTGCTTCGGGAAACTCGTAATTTCCATCCAAAAGTTCCTTGATATCTTTTAAAACGTAGTTATGAGCCCACCCGTTCCATTCAGCTATCTCTTTCGCACTCTTCAAAATGTCATTTTGAAACACAGTCGTAAAAGGTAATTGTTTCAAATGTACAAAATCCTTTGTCGGAGCTTCTGATTCTACGAATTCTTCATCAACACTATCTCTATGAACGATGACTCGTTCAGAAAATCCCAAATCTAGACCAGCGAGACCAGAAAATAGAGACAATACTTTGTATTTCATATTACACCGTCGTGGTAAAACTTTAAGCGCACATCTCAGCTAACATTTTATCGCGTCGTTCATCTGCATCTTTTGGATCGCCTATAAAATTTCCCTCAAACGATTCTGACCACTCACAATTTTGGTAAAACTCTCTAAGAAAAAGTGAAGTAAATTCTACACCTCGGTCATTAGTGGCACCCTTCTTTTTGAAAACTTTGAATGGATCAAGAAAAAATAGTTTTAATGGGTCGAATTTTCTATACTCCGCATGTCTTCTCACAAGCATGTTCAACGTCTTGACAGGCATGAAGAAGAAGGTTACTTTGTTTTTTGACTCGTCGAGTTTGACAATTAACATATCATCGTTTAACCCGTTACGTATGAATTTGGTTATATCTTCATCGGCTTTATCCTTGTCGGAAGTCCACGTCACTTTAAAACCCTTGTTGTATTTTGATGTGAAGTGCTTGACTGATACAGAATTGTCATCAACGAAAAAATCTGCCCGACTGTGTTTTTTCTCACATTGCTTAGTTTGTATACCAAAGTGTGTAAGCGTTCTGATGAGGTCACGCTCCCGCATACGACCTACATCTGGGGTGTGTTTACCATCATTTGACCTACATTCAGATGATGAGTATCTGTATAATCTACACAATCCCTCCTGAAATTTTGGATTTGTGATAATACTACGTAGTTTATCCATCTTGGTTATGAATATGATAAATTTCTTTAGTTAGGTTTCAAAATGTCCCGAATCTCTTGGGACGACTGCCCAACTCGCCTCCGTGAGTTTATCTTTATGTGCCACGTGTGAAGAGCATGTGAAGATTTTTAGCAAATGGTCAGCGTAAGTTTTAATACAAACTTTAGACGCCTAAGTCACGGGGACTCAGAGCTTTTTTCATCTACCAACACGCAAACCAACAACATGCAACACGTCGACTTCCCCATCCCCGAGAAAGGTACTCCCCCCACTTCCAGTTACCTCAAGAACTTTGCGGATGGAAGTTGGAAGCTTCATGGCATCCAACGAAACGACACCACCTGGAAACCCGAGGAGTACCGCAAGACCATCCAAAGTATCTTCTCAAACATACTTATCTCCCCCTTCGTCGGTTCTCTTCAAGCGGACGGTGTAACGACCCATCTTCTCGATGGTGGTCACAGAACCCTCGCCATGATGCGTTTCGTCAACAACGAATTCGAGGTCTGTGCGCCGAGCACGAATCAACTGTGCTTCTACAAGGACTTACCCCAAAGGGACAGAAAGGCGTTTGATGATTCTCGGCCTCTTCACACGTTCGTCTATACGAACCTGACGAAGGCTCAAGAGGAGTTGATGTTCTTCCGCCTGAATATCGGACTCCCACTCTCCGCTGGTGAGGCCGTTCGAGCGTTCCATACAATTCCGATGTGTGTTCTCGCCTCTGAACTTTCTATGAAGTTTGATTCGATCATTCAGGATTCGATTTGTCGTGCTGTACTGAAGAACAATCAGCGAGATGACGCAGCCTCGTGGATGCTCCTCATCCTGGAAAATTTCCACGCGGGTAAGATTGTCCTCGGTGAAAACCCAGGTCCTTCGAAGCAGGCTGAAAATCTCGAACGCTGTGAGAATTACAGGGACGTGACGATCGATCGAGAGAGATTGACGAATCAAACGGCGTTCCTCATGGATGTCATCGAGAATAGGCCCATCACGAAAAAGTTTCCTTCGTACGTCATCCCAACTGTACAGGGTATCATGATGCGCTACCCTATGGTGAATGGTGACACGATCAGTTCGTTCCTGTTCGATATGTTTGGACTCGATGAAACTGCGAACCCTCTCACCAGGGAGTGGAAGGTACAGGCAACATGTGACCATAACCCCGCAAAGCCTGCCAAGTGTGAAGAGCGTGTGAAGATTTTTAGCAAATGGTTAGCGTAAGTTTTTATGAAACCTAAGTAAGCTCAACACAAGTCTCAAACATAAATGTCTGAAGACCCGCCTCGAACGATCGATGCTATCCACAAGAACCTCATTCACCGCATCGGGGCACATATACCATGGGAACGCATTCTAACTCGAGGTGGTCGAACACAAGCTGCTGAGAGTGAGTACATCTTTCACCTGAAGCAAGCCATTGTCGATGAAGGTGGTGAGATAACTGGTTACACTGGAAGTCAGCAGTCTAGGGATATTCGTGGTGTTCGGTACCCTGGTATTGACGAACTCTTTGACTACGAAGCGAAGAAGATAAACAGTAGAACTGGCAATTTCTGTCTTAACGATACTCTTCCAATTGGGGGCAATGTCTATTACATCTTCCTTCGAGTTGATGGACACTCGGTTGACATTTGTAAAGCAAGTGAGCTTGCAAACGATGAGTATGTTACACCAGATCATTACTCTACAGCACTTGACGAATTGAGTGATTGTGTGGAGCGATTGCGCTCTATGGGTAATTCGGCTAAAGTCTCCGACTTTCAAGAACTGTTTCGTATTACGGTAAAGCTCTTGGAGGTCGCAGTGAAATCGGGTATGATGTCACTCTATGATTATGGTCAACTGTTCAAATTTACGACGACGTTTGGATTTTTCAAATCAAGGCCACGTCCTAACTGGTTTCTATCTAGTAAAGCTATCAGGGAGAGATTGACTCAACAATCCTCTGAATCAGGGGTGGAGGAACAGCATTCCCAAGCTGAACAACCTGATCCTTCCATGAACCCTCCATCACGTAGTCCTTTGGAAACCCCTGAATCTGTTTGAGTTCATCAACTGTATACGGTCGCAGGTAATACTTCTCACCAACTCGCTGGGCTACAAAAAGTCGTGGTTGATGGTCGTAGGTTGAGATGATTGTTTTACTAGGCATTTTAATGTCAACTATTTCACAATGAATCGGAGAAACTCTCTTGCCAAATGAAAATCCATATTCGCCAACTCGTTTCCCATTGTATTCGAGGTTCCTTTGTTTGCAACGATCTATGAGATACGGGTGAACTATTCCACTCGGTTCCCCTTCACCAATCAAAATACTATCTTCTGTAACACCCGCCTTTTCTATCATATCCTTAGGAACTTCGATCGTCCCATCCATACTAAACTCGAGAATATTCTTAAGAGAGACGTCAACGTCTAGTTCGTCGGGCCATTTGTGTACATATTTGGGATCTTTCCACCCCACAATGATAAGACGTTCTCGTTTTTGGGGTACTCCGTACTTTACGACGGGAAACAGTTTATGTTCACACGTGTACCCAATATCTTTGAACGCCTTTTCTATGACATCAATGAAGTTTTTACCTTCACTCGTTTTCCGTGAAAGTAGTCCCTTTACATTTTCACCGATGATGAAATTAGGTTCTATATGCTCGGTAGCACGAACAAAATCTAGATATAACTGTCCCCTCATGTCATCCGCACGCTTTTTACCCGCATGTGAAAAACTTTGACATGGGAAACCCGCAAAAATGACTTTTACTTTTCCTTTCAGTTCTTTGAACTTTTCGTCGGGTATCTTGGTGATGTCTCCACCTATACATTCAGAATTTGGAAAGTTTGATTCATGTGTCTTTTGAAATGGTTTTTTAATCTCGGAGTACCACTTGACGTCTAGTCCAGCATTGTGCATGCCTAAGGTGTCACCTCCACATCCTGAAAAAAGTGAAAGAGCTGCCATATCTTCATATTGTTCACAATTTTTAAGTTGCGTAAAGAATACAAATACTTATCAGTAAATGAGTACCAGAATCTCTTGGGACGAGTACTTCATGCAGACTGCCCAACTCGCATCTGTGAGGTCTCCATGTGAGCGACTCAAAGTGGGATGTGTTCTCGTGAAGAACAATAGGCTCATCAGTATGGGCTACAATGGATTTCTAGGCGGGTGCGAACACAAGTCCATTGTGAGGGATGGTCACGAACAAGCGACGATACATGCAGAGATTAACGCAATCACGGATGCGGCGAAGAGGGGTGCCTCCATCGATGATTGTGTGGCGTATGTGACACATTATCCGTGTCTCAACTGCTACAAGGCTTTGGCGAGTAGTGGAATCAAAAAGGTGTATTACAAGGAAGACTATCGGAACGACCCAGTTGTCGAGGAGTTGGGCTACGGGGTTGAACTCATACACTCACATGAAACTCGAGCTTGTCCCCAAAACGTTTCTTGAGACAGTCGATATAGCACTCTAGGGTACAAGGTGTAGAATCATCTTCATAGATCAACTTATCGGGGGTCATGAGGGTCTGTTTGTGGTGATGATCAAAGTAGTTGTCGTACCCAGAATGATCAGCGGCTGTGATGGGACGGGTTTCGTATCGTCCAGAAGCACGGTACGGAACAACTTCGAAGGCGATCACAGGGTGCTTGGCGAGGATGATTCGTTCGTCTTCAATCTCCTTGAGGGAGAAGACGTAGTAACCAGGGTCAGCTTTGATAGTAGTCATTTTGTGTGCTTATATTTTACTTATTTTTGTCTCACTTAGGTGTATACTATGCCGTGTCCCATATGCACAGGAGCTCTCATTTCTACAGTCGCCCAAAGTGCTGCCGTCGTCGGTCTCGCAAAACATGTAAAAGATCGTAAAAAACCTAAAGCTAAAAAGAAACCATTAAA